ACTTGTAACTTGACCCTTATGCGCCCCTGCCGCAAATACGGAATATTTTTCAGACAATAAAAAATCCATTATATCCTCAAAACGCCCCTTTTCAGCCATATACAATATCACCTCTTTTATTTTATATTTTATCGAGCAGATATTGAAAATTCTGCAAAACTGTATATTGATTAGCCTGAATTGTCGGCTGAATAATTGCATATTTTTTCTCGTGTGCATATTCAAGAAATATACCATAATCAACACCGTGAGATAATTTAATCACAACTGTTGACGGATTTTCTTGATAGGCTGTTCCTGTTAATCTCTGTCGTGCGTGTCCTGTCCTATCCGTCCATTTTGCTTTGTTTTTCATCTCATTTTGTAAGCGTTTCGCTTCAGTATCTGCATACATTAAAACGCCTGCGACAACTTTAGAGGAAAACTCATCAAAACTTTCAGATAATTTCTTTTTACTCAACGAAAATCAACTCCATAGATATATCAATAAATTTATTTGATAAATCCACATCTTGAAAACTGATTATTCTGTATTTTGTGCCATTTATATTGCACACATCATTTATTTTAAGTATTCCAAGATTTTCATAATAGGTCAAAATGGCAGGTGCTTTTTTCGTTTCAGTTCGTGAACCGTCCGTTGTCTGCACGGTATTAAAAAAGCTGTCACCCTCATGAAAAATCCCTTTTATTTCAGTAATTAAAGAAAAATCGGTATCAACATCAATCTCACCATATGGATTTTCTTCCTTTCTGTAAAAACTGATTTTAATACCGTTTCTTTGAATGTTTTTATTTATTATGTTTATCGCATTTTTATTCAGCATTTTAAATTTCCCCTTTTAAAACCTGTGAGTTAGTTGGGGCATATCTTCTCGCAAGTCTCCGGAAGTAAGCGCTGCTATCCGCTATCGAAAGACCGCTGATATTTGTTGTCGTATTTTCTGCTTTTACTAACAATAAATCATAAATTGTTTTTTTATAATCATTATCATTTAAAGCTAAATATGCTTGTATTTCTTCATCACTAAAATAGGGAACATCTTTTTCCCTGATAACCATTTTAATTTGTTCAATCGTCATAAGATGTTCCCCTTTCAGTCATTTACGTTTATTTTTTTTGTTATTATTTACATTTTCAATCTTTTCAGTATTTTCAGCGACTTTTACAACGCTGTCTGTTTTCTTTTTTGCGAGTAGTTCCCACCCTGACTTTGCATAATATTCATCATAAGCTTTCGTGGGAACAATAAGAGTATTTTTGCCATTTGATATTTTAACCATTGTTCCACCGCCTTTAATTATAATTATGCAGCAGATGTATCAATGAGTGCAATTTCCTCAACAGCTTCAAAGGACGGCAGGCAAATCATTGTTACCTTTGTCTGTACGGTCACGGGGTCAGCTTCCTTAATTGTGGTGACAGCAACGCCAGTGTCAACGATAGATGTTGTTGCATTAGTATTACCCGACATAAGGTCACTTTCCTCGGGGGTTGTGCCGAACCAAGTCTTACCAAGGTTTTTATCGGGATACAATACAACTAAATCATCAGGAATGAAATTAACCGTCTGCTTTTGCTCGTTTCTGTACTTCTTTGTATAAACCTCAAAAGTGATTCCCGTATTTTCCTCAAGGTATTCCTTTATTCTGTTATCAGTTATAACACCAGTGCCGTTTGTAAGTACATATATATTTTTTGCAATAAATGTATTATTTTTAATTTTATTCCACTGCGAACGAGAAACAACCGCTCTGTTCGGTCTTGTACCTGTGTCCTCTTCAATCTTGTCACATACATCGTTAAGATATCCTGCAATATCAAAATCAGCGGTATTAAATGTTGTACTTGTAAATTTATGCGTATTCGGCATTTGATAATCATAGGAATATACCTGTCCATTATCAGACATTGTTATTGCTCCAGTTGTTACAGCCATTGCACGCATTCTTTCCCTTGTAACTCTTGCACTTTCAAGAAGCTGTGCGGTATCTGCAAAAATTCTGTTCATTACAACATCAATATAACTCTGATTACCTGTCTGCAATACAAGATTTAATTCTTGACGGAGTTTCTCATCGATATACATACTTTCCTTGAAAAAAGGCATTTCAGCTGTCAGCTTTTCAAAACCGATTCTCTCACGAGGAATAGCCTTTACATCAAATGCAGAAATTTTAAGCACCACGGGGAGCGAACTCTTTCCCTTTATATACGAAAGGTCAAGACCTAACTTCTTGTCAGCAGGAAAAAGGCTTTCAAAATAATACGGTGCTCTCTCTCTTGCGAGTGTATCCCAGTATGTGGCAAGTGCATCACTTGTTAAAAAGTCAAATATAGTCATATATAAATCACCCCTTTAAATTACTTCAAGAAACGAACATGAATAAGTGCAGACTTTACATCTGCCGTTATCTTTGTGAGTACATCGGCGTCAAGCTTATTAAGGTCAACAAAGCCGTCTATAAGCAGTGTGCCGTTATTTGAACCGCCTGTGACATCAACATCGTGTAACAACACGCCCACGGCATCGGACACACCCGAGACGGTTGTAGCCGCCGTAAATGCCGTTGTGCGGTTTGTTAAATCACCCGCAAGTGGTGTACCCGCCTTGACGATTTTCTTGCCGTCTGCATTTGCCGTCACATCTGCATCGGAAACGACAATTCCGACCGATATGTTGACATCTGCACCGACATTAAATAATATCTGCCTTTCAGCGCCATAAGTTACCTTCGTAAATCCTTGCATTGTTAATTCTCTCCTTTCACATCAAAGCCATTTGCTTTTAAATGTTTTTCAGCTAAATATTTGCCATAATCAACTATTTTTGCATCTGCACTTTTATTCTGTCCTATTGGATTTCCAGTACCGATATTTTTATTTTCTACCGCTCCGAAAAATCCATTGTACGCAGTATTTTCTTTTAACTCCTTAATTATTTCATCGGCGTTTTTATCATCTGTTATTCTTGAATTTACTATCGCTACAAAATCAGCGATATTATCAGATTTTACGCCTGCAATTAAAGCTTTATTTGTAAGCATTAAATTAGTATTTTCAGATTTAAGATTTGCTATTTCAGCGGCATTTGTGTTTATTGTTTCATTCGCTTTTTCTAAATCACTTTTATTTTTTTCAACGCTTTCAAGATACTGTTTAATTCCGCTTTTTGCGCTGTCAAAATCCTTAACGCCTAATTCTTTTAAAAGATTTTCGGTTATGGTCTTTTTCTGCGCCTTTATTTCTTTGTTTAATTCTTCCTGTGTATATGTTTTTTCTGCTGTATTTTCAACATTGTTTTCGACAGTTTCAACATTCGTGCTATTTTCCATTTTAATTCTCCTCTACTTGAATTAATTTTGTTTTGACATATGAAAAATTGATCGTGCCGACTTTTTCGCCGTCAATAAAATAATCTGTATTATTGTACAACTTGTTTAATGTATCTCGTTCTTTTAGCAGCTTTTGGGAAACAGTTTTTAATTTATCTTCTGTTTTCTTTATTCTTCTATCACTTGCACCAAAACGATAACGCTTTGTGCCTATCTCAAAACTAAGCCGTTTCTGCTTTTCAAGCAAGGCATAAGTATAATCAGTATCAATCTGTACAATATGATTTTCACCGCATTTTTGGCATTTAATTTCGGTGATATATATCTCCTCGATTATTTTATTTTCGTTATAACCAGCAACTTGAACCTTTTTAATTATCGGAATAGCCGCCGACGTTTCACCACATTTTTCACATTTGAATTTTAATATAAGCATATTTTTCACACCGACTAATTAAATAATTTAACGTGCTACAAAAACGCCTAAAACCTCACACGACATTTGCAAAGGAACAGGCATAGGCTAATTATGCCATGGATTCTTCACCACTCATGTATTTGCAAATAGTTTTATTTACAATAACGTTAGCCTCACCTATTGTTTCTGAGACGTTTTTGGTGCTGAATATCGGACTTGAACCGATACGGATTTACTCCGAGGGATTTTAAGTCCCTTGTGTCTGCCTATTTCACCAATTCAGCATTATGCGACCCTTTAAGCCGCATTCGCTTTTTATTTTTTTAAAAACAGGAAATAAAACTAGCTTAAAATTAAAACCTGTTTATATGGCTGCCGCAACTGGATTTGAACCAGTGTATCACGGTGTCAAAGACCGCTGTCTTAACCGCTTGACTATGCGGCATTGTGCAGACGACTTTTATCAGCCGCACCCTTGTTCTGATATAAATATTCTATAAATATTTTTCTGTTTAAAATTAAAGTGTGGAGCGTGATAGTCGGATTTTAACCGCTTTCTCTGTCATGGAATAACAGTGCATTCACATTATGCTAATCACGCAGATAACAATTTATTTACCGACATGACGTTCGGACTGTAATATTTTTTGCCCCTTATACATTCCAGCACCGATTTCATCAATTTTTGAAAACGGTATTTCAGGCACTGTCAATTTTTGTCTGTATGATTTATCAATAAAATAAATATAACGTAACTGATAACCCTTAATCACTTCTGCATTTGCCGCCTTAATATACTTTTTAAAATCATATTTGCCACCAGTTACATCTAAATATGATTTACCGCCTAATTCTGAACGAGGTTTATTCGGCACATTTTCAAGTGCTAATTTGTGAATAACTCGCCCATCTGGAAGCCGACATAAATTGTGATTTGGCTTAATACCAGTCAGCACAAAATTTGTTGCTCTATATATAGTTCCATCCCCGCATTGACATCCATCCGCAAATGATATAACCCATTTGATATGAGGGGCTTGTTTTTTGATCATTTTCAGGGTTTTACCGATACAATAGCTTTCTGAATTACGGGGCAAATATTCATCAAATGCCATCCTATTTAATTCAAGAAACTCCATAAAACCAGTCCCCTCGACTAAACCAACAATTTTGCGCTTATCCAAACTTGCACCATACGACAAAACGCCATGCAATTTATTATCAAGAAAACATCCGAAATGGAGCATGGAATTAGCGCAATGTTTGCCGCTATAATGATTTTTATCAATAAAAGCATTAGCTATTTTTGATGGTAATACTTTTATTTCGATTTCCTTTGCTCTGCCCATTGTACAACCACCGTGAATAATTCATTACCTGATTTATTTGTGTTTCCGTATGTTTCAGCCAGTTCGTCCTTTACAGATTCCATAGCCTGCACAATTATAGCTAACTGTTCTGTGCTGAAAATGAATGATTTTTGGTGATAATTGCTTTCAGTGTCACGGAGTTCAAAATTCTCACCAAAATCATCTGCTTTAATATTGGCAAACTCGTTATCAATATTAAAACCAAAATCATAATCACCGAAGTCAAGTTCTTCAAGTTCCTGCTGTAATTTTTCAAAATCCCACTCTGATTTTTCGGCGGTTTTATTATCCAAAATTCTGTATTTCTTTTTCTGTTCTTCCGAAAGTCCTGTCACTTTTAACACCTGAACTTTTTTTTTGTCGATTTTCTTAATGGCAAGCAACCTTGTATGACCCGCCAAAATTACATTATTTTCATCGACAATTATCGGATTTATATATCCACATTGTTTTATACTTTCGGCGACATCATCAACAGCGGCATTATTTATTCGGGGATTATTTTCATATTCTTTTATTTCACTTATTCCAAGTGTTATTTGTTCTTTATGTATTTTCATTTTAATTCACCTTGTATATTTCCAACTATCATTACAGCCTAAATTGCCAAATTTATCATATCTGCCACAATACGGAATTGTTTTGCCCATATCATGTTCTTCTTCATAATACCTACAATCACCGCAAGCACATGAAAGTTTTTGTTCTATTCCATAGTAAGTTATCGGAGCAGGAATACAACAATAATTATTTAATTTTTCTTGCATTGTTTCGTCTTTTGCCGCTTTTTCAAGTATTTCATTACGTAAATTTTCATCGTTTAATATTTGTTGTATAATATTTTCTGACAAATTATTTTTGTTAGTATCCATTTTATTTTATTCCTTTATATTATTTTGATTTCTTTTTCTTACCTTCAGCACCATTCCACCAAGCTTCAAAATTAGCACTATTTTTCTTACGCCATCTTTCATATGTAGCTGTCGTTCCCGTTGTATGGCGGTCATAAATGCTTTCTAATCCACGCTGTTTGTCACGAGCGCGCCTTTGCTCACGCTGTTCATCTTGCTTTGCTTTTCTTTCTTTTAATTTTAGAACAGTAGGATTTGTTTTAGGGGCTGCAAAATATACATTTTCACCACTTAATACACCGTCAATAACTGTATAATCACCTTTATCGTGAATAAAATCTATTCTTTCAATTTTTTGCGCTTGGCTTTCGGAAACAGGTGTATTTTGCGTCCACCTGTAATTACCCTCACCATTTTCTGCTTTGCGCTTTATTCCGGGGAGTTTTATATTATCAATAATTTCGTTTTTTATTTGAATTGAGCGATTAGCAGCTTGTCCTCCACCACCTGATTTACCGCTGTGACCACCCTTAGACATCGCCGAATCTCCTTTCTGAAAAGGATTTTATAAATTCAACTGGGTCATTTTTATCAATACCCATATTGCCAGTGTTTTTACCGTAAATAAATATTTTACAAGGTTTTAGTATATCTCGCATAGTTTGATATTCTTTTACATCTACCTCACGCTTTTCTTCATTGCTATTACTTGTCCACATTGACGATATAATAACAATACCGTTTTGAGGTTCACCGTCTAAATACCATTCAAGCGACCTTGTGTCTGCCGAGCAGCGTATTGTCGGAATTACAGTTACACCGTGCGCCTGTAAATATGCAGCAACCCAATGCTTACGAAAATGGTTATAAATCTGTGTTGCCATAGGCATATCGGCATAAGGTGAAAAATCTGGGCTTGCAACACAAACATATTGTTTTAATTTATCAACATATTTTTCGGGATTATTAAACAATCTTTCAAATTGATAATCATGAACAAAAAAATGAACTGCTTTTCCTTTCGGGTTTTTATCGTTTAAAACATAATTGAACGGTATCCATTCTTTGATTTTAGGCAATTTATAAACAGGCTTTATTATTGGAATATCATATTTGCCTGTGCCTTCAAAAATGCCTTTTTCAATATTTAAAACATTTTTAGCGATAAAATTTGTATGCTGTTTTGAAATTTCATGTTTTAATTCAATTTCTTCAAAATCGGGAAATTCAAAATCATAATTATCAAATTCTATTGTTTCAAGTTCTTGCTCCAAAAGTTCTAAATCCCATTCAGATTTTTCAGAAACTTTATTATCTAATATTCGATATTTCTTTTTCTGTTCATCTGTCAATCCATAAACTTTTTGAACTTCAACTTGTTTTTTATTTAATGCCTGTAATGCTTTGTATCTTGTATGCCCCGCTAAAATCACGTTATTTTCATCAACAACAATATCAGCAATATACCCGCATTGTTTTATGCTTTCAATTACATCGGGTAAAGATTTATCATTTATTCGGGGATTTTTGTCATAAGGAATTATGTTATTAATTTCAAGTGTTGTATATTCTTTTTTTATTTTCATGACATTCAACTTACCTAATTTTTGTACTTGACATTTATTTTTCACCGTATTTTATAATTATTTCACCGAAAAACTCCAACAACCATTGATTTGCTAAATAATCATCTAAATTCATATTACTTGCTTTTTCTTTGGCATTTGTTGTTATTTCCCAAAATTTTCTTGTTAAAAACATTTTCAATATCATTTCGGGTCTTTCTGATAATTTACTGCAAGCCAGATATATTTGCCTGAAATTCTGCAATTTGAAATAATAACCCGTTTTTATATTATAAGCATATTTCGGGAAACAAGCATAAACATCATCGTCCTTAACAAATATTTGTATTTTAAAATCGTCACATTTTACCGAATAATCAAATTTTATATTCTTGAGTTCTTTCGGTTTTTTATTTGACAGTTTAATAAAATCAAATTTTGGTCTGACAAATATTTTATAAAAATCATTCAAACTAATTAAATGCCATAAATTATTTCTAACACGCTTTTTATTTACAGTTTCAACAGCTGTTGTATATTTACAAGAATAATTATTTTTGTTTATTATTAAATAAATCCACAAACCGATATTTGAATATATTTTAATTCCGATTTTATTTTCATTTTCTGAATAAATTGAATTTACCGAACATTTCTGTATTTTATTTATTATTTCCGAATTATCCATTTTTAACACCAGAATTTAATTATTTTTGCGTTTTAAAGAAAGTAAACAAAGAAATATATATTATATTATTATATTATATAACTGTCGTATAACGACATAATATATATTATTCTTTTCTTTACAGACAATAAATACAATAAATAAAATATTATTTATACAGACAAAATAAGTATTATTTAATAAGTATTATTTATACAGTTAATATTATTAATATTATTATTTTTATTACAATCAATTATTATATATTATATTATTATTACAGTCAATAAATATTATTTTGTAAAGACAATATATATTATATTATTTATTTTACAGACAAATCATTTTATATTTTATTACAACAAATAAATATAATAAATACAAGTATATATAATATATATATTTTATTATAATTATATACAATCAATTTATTTTATTTAATACAAACCAAATATATAATATATTATAATATTATATTTAATTATTATTATTATTATTATTATTATTATTATTATTATTATTATTATTATTATTATTATATATATATATATATATATATTTTTTTTTTTTTTTTTTTTTTTAGAAATTTATTTTTTTTGCCCAATTTCATTATACACAAAAATCGAAAATCTGTCAATAGATTATATATAAATATTTATCAGATAAAATATGAACACAGGTAATATTCAGCCATACAAATAAGTCTGTTTTGTACTCTTGACAAGTCCGAAATATTATGCTATAATATACATGATACGATAAATATTTTTTCTATTCATTCTCTATCTCCCAAAATTCATGTTTAACTCCTTTCTGATTTAACCGCTTAATTTTGATTTTAATTACGGGCATTTTTAAAATTGATTTTAAGCGGTTATTTTCAGATACTATTTAATTTAATTTTGATTTGTCTGTTTTTGTTAGTCATATAGAGATAGACAACCTCCTAAATAAAAATCACATTGTATTTTCTGCGCCAACAGATTTTATGATGTGATTTTTATTTTATGCTTGACAAATCAAAATTGTTGTGATATAATAAAAATGGGTTTACAAGATACACACTCCTTTCTGAAACTTGTATCCATTTCAAAATTCCCAAAAATTGAATTGGCACAGAGAATCAGCGCTGTAATCTGTCATTAATCGTTCCACCGTTTTGATGATATTTTACAGTGCTTTTTCTTTGCCCTGTTTTCTACTGTTTATAGTAAGCATTGAAAATGAACGCGCTACAAGCCGTTTTAAGAGGGGGTTAGAGTGGGTAGTATAGTTTTACCACCCCACCCCTTAAAACGTCATACAGAGCCTTGTAGCCGCCTTGTAGCGCGTTCTGTGTTTGTTCATCTGATTTGTGCCTGCTTTTGTACGGTTGACAGTGCAGAAAAGTCAATCCCTGTCAGATGCTCGGCATATTTATCAATAGCTGAATCTTGCTTACCATGAATCCAATCGGCAACATCATCTGCAATTTCTTTCGGGTCTTTATTAAAAATCATTATGTATGTGCATAATCCGTTCGGGTGGTCAAGCGGAATGTTATTCGGTGAATAAATTTGACCGTGCCTTTTTTCACACAAAGCGCATGTTCTTTCTACTAATGCAGAACGCCATTCAATACCATATACCCACGGATTTATTTTAGAACATTCAACAATTGATTGCTGATATGCGTGTGATACCATTGTTCTGGCTAACCTTTGTGCATTATAATCTATTTTTTTTCTTGTATTCGGGTAAACTTTGCTCCAATCCCACGGTTTTTTTGCTGTTGGACTGACATATTTTTCAAGGTCTTTTGCTATTTCGTAAGCTGATTTGTTTTGCGCTATTCCTAATTGCACTATTTTAGCAATTTCTCCTGTTGTCGAACTATAATTTCCCCAAATTGCTTTTGAAAATTCCCAGTTTTCGCCATTTTGATTTTTATATAAATTACCAGTAATAATATTTGCAATTACATCATTCGGGACGTGTGCATAAGCAGCTTTTAATTCAAATTTAGTTGCCGATAAATATTTTTCGACTGTTATTTCTGAAACGTGCTGCATAGTATTTTTTATTTCCTTTTCAATTTCACCTGTTATTTCTTTTAAATTATAATCAATACTCTGCTGTAATTGATTTAAACGCCATAAATTTAAACTGTCTGTTGCACTTTTATTTTTAGTGGTATTTAATTGTGAAATTTGAACATGAATTTTATTTGACACTCCGATATAAAAGTTTTCAATCTTTTTTGCCGTCCTTTTATCAATTTTATTTACGGGTATAACGTTATTGCCGAAAGATATCTTGTATTTAGCCATGTTTTCAAATCCTTTCTGTAAGCCTATAGAAATGCCCCGTATGACGTCCCACACAACCATAGTATAATTACACTACCAAAGCCATGAAACGCCGTACAGGGCTATTCTCGTTTGATTTAGGGCATATCTGTGTTCAAAGGTTCATTTTCGGTCGGGAAGTAGCTTTCTTCAAGGGTCTGCCGTTCAATAGCAAGCTGTTTTAATTCGGCTTCAGCTTCTTCCTCAGTAAGATTTCGCCATTTACGCATATATGATTTTTTGCTCATTGTTTGTGCTGATACTTCCGCAAGGTCAATGGTCTTTTCCGATTCTTCATCTTCGGGGATAGGATAATTATTCACGATATTTATTGTATAATTAAATTCGGGTAATTTTTCGTCAATATAACTTTTTGCAATTTCGGGATAATAAAAAGCGCCGTCAATTAAACATTTAATTATTAACTCTAAATTATATTTCCATTCAAGGAACTTTTCATCACAACGGACAATTAAACTCCAATAAATAGCTTTTAATGTTTTTCCCGAAGTGACAATACCTTGTAAATCTGTACTTGATACCATAGGCATATCCAGCTGTTCATACATAGCATTCTTTATTCTGTCAAGCGTGCTTTCAAGGGCGGAGGAATATGATAAATTGCTTTCAATTGTTCCGACTTGTCCGCTTGTATCAGCGGCTGGGTCTGTTTTCAAATCCCAGAATGCCCCCGGTGCAATTGATAAATTTTGTGTGCTGTCAGAGCTGATATCCAGTGCATATTTAATCGGATTCATGTTATTTCTTTCGGCATCTAAATCAGCATTCATCATTTTATTGTAATATTCTTCGTATTCTGCGAGTAAGCGCACATCAGACTGTCCCTGCATATCACCGAGTAAACCGTCATTCAGAATGACAACTGCGGGAATATATTCAAATAATGTTTTTTCATCTTCAATTATTGTTTCGATTAAATTACCGTCACCGTCATAAATGCCCTCGGAAACATAGCAAAAACCATTTTTCATGTAATATTTCTTTTTATTTATGCGCTGTTCAATACGGGTTTCGGCATTATTTGTGTTATAAAAACAAATTATTTTATTTAACCGCCCAAAATTATCTGTATCATAAATAAACTCGAGTGAGGGAATAAAATTTAACGTTATACCGTATTCAGCATTGAAATTACAAATAATTGCTATTCTTTTACCAATAAAACAGTCTTTTCCTGCTTTTACTAACTGTGATTGAAAATGGTTCTTTTTCAAAACCTCATCAATGTATTTCTGATAAATATCGGCTTTTTCTTTTTCATCGGGATTTATCGGAATAATAGTAAAATCGGGAGACTTAGACCACATAAAACGATTTTCTTTATCAATTAACGCTCTGATTTTCTTTTCCCGAATTGTTGAAGGTACATAATCTTTCTGATTAACAGGTATTTCAACGCCATTTTCATAGATATCATAGTATTTGATTATTTCACCAAATTCGGCTAAAACACTATTGCTGTAAATACCGTTTAATTCATCGGTTATCAGGTTGTTCGGGATAAACGGCTTTAATATCTTATTGAATATATTTACATTACCATTTATTTTATCCCTTTCGTAAAGCGTAATATTAATAATAATCACCCTTTCTTGAGTTATTATAAGCATGCTTAATATCGGAAACATCGACCACATCTAACGCATACCATAAGGCGCTAAAGGTGTGTGGATCGATATTAAATTCATCATAAATCAAATTGCCGTCTTTATCAGTGGCATATGACAAATCACGCAATTCTCTTATTGTGTTTTTGCATTGTGGCGCACAAATTATTTTTGCAAATCGTTTTATCTTTTTTGTATATGCAATTCGGCTGTCTTGAAACTTTTTACATCCCCTCATCTTATATCCCATTTTATTATAAAACGCTATTGCTTTAGGCTCTGCACAATCAGCAACAATAAAATAACGCTTGAATTTCTGAAATTCGGGGTCTTGTACTGTGTCATAATCGGTCATATGGTTTTTATAATATTCCCGATACAGATATAAAATCCTGTTTTCAAGGTCAACTGCACAGCAAATTATTGCATTAAAACTTTCTTCAAAACCAAAATCCATACCGCAGTGAATATTTTTAGACGGTAATTTTTTAACAGCTTCAAATACTTCTTTATTTGTTTTTGCTATCTCAAATTGTGGCAATACCCTTAACCCAGTTGCGCCGAAATGCCCCCAGCGCGCCACTTCATAAAGTGTCGGGTCATAGCTGGCAATATCGTCAAGGCGTTCTATGTAGCTTTCAGGCAGAAAAGGATTATCGTCACAAGTTGAATAGTGGTAATACTTCTTACCTTGAATAATTGTCTTTTTCTCATACAAATCAGCATCGTCAAGTATAACAATTTCATCACCATTTTCACCTGTTCTCTTGAAAAAATGCTGATATACCCAATTGCTTTTTTCAGTCGGATTAAAAGTTAAAATAAAATGCAGTGATACATCAGGGGTTCTTAATCTACCCATTAATTCCTTATATCCTGCATACTTAATTTCACTTGCTTCTTCCAACCAAACAATACTGATATTATTTATTGATTTTAATTTCTGTGGTTCGTCCATACCCTTAAAAATAATTCTGCTACCGTTCGGAAAAGAAAAACACAAAGGGGATTTTGAATACGTTATTTGTGTTCTGCTCTCACCTCTGTTTTTTGCGCTATGGCTCAACAGCTCCATATCGTTAAGTATTTCCATAAATAAAGAAAAGCAGCTTTCGAGAATAGATGAAAATGTTTCACGAATAACTAATACTGTTCTTTTTTCCTGCAAGCATTTTAATATTATTTTAAAAGCCGTCTGATAACTTTTTCCCGAGCCATAACCACCGCATAAAATATAAGTTTCGTAATCCCAATCGAAAACATAATCATAAAATCTATCGTTAATTACTTTCTCAATTTTTAAAATTTGTCGTTTTTCAGCCATTTTCTTTATTATTTACCTCATAATAATGCGTTTTTATTCTATTTTTCGCTATTTCAAAATATTTATTGTCAAGTTCAATGCCGATAAAATCACGATTTGTATTCAGACAGGCAACACCCGTTGAACCCGAACCCATACAGTTATCAAGCACCGTTTCACCCTCGTTGGTGTATGTCTTTATGAGATATTCAAGCAAAGGGACGGGCTTTTGAGTAGGGTGTTTTGTTGCTTTTGCATTATTACCGAATAATGCACCATTCCAGTTACTGAATTTTATTACATCGGTTGGATAACGCTCACCGTTATTCGTATAACTATACGGCTTGATATTCCCATATTGTTTCATTCTATTAGCATCTTGTTTTCGTGTTCTTTCTTTTTCTTCAATATGTGATTTAATTGGATTGTATGTGGGTAATTTATTATAAAATACCAGTATATTTTCATGCGCTTTCAACGGCATTTTGTTTGCATTAAGAAAACCAGATTTCATTGTTTTCTCCCAAATAATCTCATATCGAAACATTTTTCTATTACTGTTGATTAAATCTGTTGTGAATGGTTGTGAAGAGAACAATAGGATAGCTCCGCTATCTTTAATAATACGATTATATTCTTCCCACAAAGTGGTTAATGCTATTATATTATCCCATTCACAGTAAGTTGTCCCGTACGGCAAATCACAAAGTATCATATCTATTGATTTATCAGGGATATCTTTCATTCTTTCAAGGCAATCGCCTTTCCACAATTTAATCATTATTGTCTACTTCCTCTTTGCTTTTCTTGTTTTCGTATTTTGCT